ATGAACCCAAAGATTTCCACCCGTTTTGCACAGAACATTGCTCTTATTACTTATGGTGATGATAATGCTATGTCTGTTGCAAAAACTTGTCCATGGTTTAATCATACTTCATGTCAAAAAGTTTTCTCTGATGTGAACATTGAATATACTATGGCTGATAAAGGTTCGGAATCAGTACCTTACATTGGAATTAATGATATCTCTTTTCTTAAGAGAAATTTTATTAAGCACGAAACATTAGGTTGTATCGTTGCTCCAATTGAAACTGATTCAATTTATAAGAAGTTTTATTATTTAAAGAAACCTTCTGAAAGCCCTCTATCTTTTGAATCTCAATTCTCGAGTTATTGTGATGGTGCTTTCCGTGAAGCTTATTTACATGGTAGAACTTTTTATACCTCTTTCTGCAATAGTATCAAAAATATTGTAGATTTGAATCCATCTTTGCATGGATTCGTCCCATTCATCTCTTACGAGGAAATGACTGAAGTCTTGAAACCAGCTTATTTTGGTTCCAAGTCTAAAGTTATTGAATTGTAAGATAATTATAAGTTTTCTTCGAAATTCGTAAACTTTGAGCATAGCATACGAAATTTCCTTAAGTTCTCTGATTTACCCAAGATTTAAATTTTCTCCAGATTAATCTTGCAGGAATGAGACTTTTGTTTTATGGAGCAAAATACGACAGACTAATGCGCCTGTACGTATCAAAATCAAATGCATTACTAACAATTTAATTTATTTACCACTTAACAATATTTTTATTTACAATGCTTTTACGCGATTGGCTCGCTTATCAACATTGTTTCTTTTATGTTTTATGTTCTTTGTTAACCTTATTGTTTCCTACTTTTATTACACTTTGTGTATTGAGGAAATTGTGTCTTTGTCCAATCAAGTGAAGATTGGTGTATCGAATAAGTATAGTTATACACGTGAACAATATAAGGCTTTAGTCGATGGGACTATTGCCTTGGTTAGAATACCTTGGATTACAATTCCTATGGTGGCTCGCTCAAGATATATGAATGTTTTATCAAATATCTCACGCCAATTTGAGTCAGATACTGCTGACGCCACAATCCGAAAGCAACCCTATGGAATTTTGTTATCTGGTCCTCCTGGATCTGGGAAGACCACCCTTGCTATTAAATTAGCACAACATCTTTTACGAACGATGGGAGAAATCCCATCAGCCGATAAAATTGTAACTCTCAATGAGACAGATGAATATCAATCTGAGTATCGTTCTGATCATAAAGTTGTCATTTTTGATGATTTAGACCAAGAACAAGCTTCGGTTGGTACTCCTAAAAATCCTTATCGCAAGATTATAGATTTTGTCAATAATATTCGTAAAACCGCACTTAACCCTAATTTGGAAATGAAGGGTAGTGTTCAGATCCAACCTGATATAGTTATCATAACTACCAATAATGTTCTTCAGACAAATAATGATTTAGATCAAATTTGTGGTTGTTCACAATGGATTAAGTTCCCTGAAGCAATCATGAGACGTTTAAAATCTAATATTTGTGCTGATTTTCGTAATGGAGAAAGGATTTATGGTTATCTAAGTAAGAAATATCCTCGGAAAATTGGTTCAGGAAATTCTTCAAAGTACATGTCTATTTTTAATGAAGTAGATATTGATGACCTTTTTACATTAATTGAGAAAGATTTTATTGATCATATGAGTGATCAAGATTCTTTCATCAAATATGTTAATGACTCTTTTGAACCTACTACTATAGAATCACCATCTAGAATGCTATTAAAGCATATGTCATTATCCATTCCTATGACCATCAAAGATTTATTTCGAGGATGGAATTGGAATAAAGATGATTTAGTTGCACATGCATCTCAAGGTGGAGAATCTCAAAATTTAGATTTAGAAGATGAAA